TACGGAAAGCACAGCACTACCTTAGTAAGTTGATTGAAATTTCATTAAACACACAGGAGAAAGTATGAAAAAGATAATCGCTGTTTTATTTATTGCCATGATGTCTACAAGTGTTATGGCTCAGGTTAAATGTGAATCCGATGGTCGTGGCGGTATGTGCTGTTGGGATATAGGTAAGCAAGGACCATGGAGACCAATTGGTTGTTAAGGAGAAATTATGGAAACATCACAGGAATTAACTTTAAAGTTTATGTTGGCATTGGCATCAAACCCAGCATACACAAGCCCAGACGAAGACTGGGAAACGGACGCTTTTAATATTTACACAATGGCACAAACATTAACTCACCTATATTTAGGGAAAATCGCATGAGCGTATATAAAAAATTACAACAAGCTAGGGTAGCTTTACAAGGAAAGAAACTAACCAAGTCGGGTAAGAACAAGTTTGCTGGCTACGAATACTTCGAGCTGGGAGACTTTCTACCTACGATCCAAACAATCTGCAATGATGTTGGGCTATGCGGGGTATTGTCATTTAACAACGAGATGGCGTACTTGCAGATTAACGATGTTGTGGACGGCACATCCATCATGTTTACCTCACCCATGAGTTCGGCTGCTCTCAAAGGTTGCCATGATGTACAGAACCTAGGTGCGGTGCAGACCTATCTTCGTAGGTACTTATGGACTAACGCATTTGAGATTGTGGAGCATGACGCTCTGGACGCTACCTTGGGAAAGGATGAGCCACCCAAAAAGATAGAAGCCAAGGTTGAAAAGATCGAGCCAAAGATTGAGAAACCAAAGCCAACCAACGGCCCATGGCAAATATCCTTGGCAGACAACGAGGATATCGGTGCGTGGATGGATACCCTCGGAGCTGGGTGCGATGCCCTTCTGTCTTTAACTACCAGCGTGGACGATGTGGCAACAATCTTTAAGACCAATCGCTCTGTCTTTGACAAGGCAAAGGCATTGGATGAGGTCGGCTATTCCAAGCTCATGGAAAAGTTTTCAGCAACCAAAAAATCATTAACAAAGGCATAACATGGAATATTTAAATACTGGTGGTTTATTTGTATCAACAATTCGTACGACAGAAAAGTCTCCCGATTACTTTGGCAGTATCAAAGTGGATCGCTCTTATCTAAAGTTTCTTATGGAACAGCACGATGAGGATGGCGTTGAAATTAAGCTGGGTGGCTGGAAAAAGCAATCTCCCAAAACAGGAACTAAGTTTATTTCCCTATCAGTTGATACCTATGTCAAGAAAGACGAAGCCAAGCCAGTTATCAACGATAAGGACGAGTGGGAAATCTAATGGAAACCAGTCAATTTGAAGCTAAAAAAATAGCCTTGAAGCAGACAAAGGATGGTCATGTGTTGAATCTGGCTATCCATCCAGACGAGATCCCCGATGAGATCCTTCGGGACTTTGTGGGTGCTAGGTATATGGTGGTGATGGTTCGCCTAGCGGATACCGAAGTTCCCATGGTTCGGTCTGAGGAATACGCTGGTGCTAGGCTAGTCAAACAGGCTGGAATGATATGCCGGGATCAGAAGTTTTGGGATTTCTTACACGACCAAGGATATATTTTTGATCGTAAAGAAACAGTGGCGGTAGATTGGCTATGTAGTTACCTCAATGTTGCGTCCAGAGCTGAACTCAAGACAAATGAAAAGGCGCAATATCTTTTTGAACAAATAAATGCAGAGTATAAAAAATGGAAAAACTAGTCCCCTATTCACTTTACCTCCCAGAGGCACACATTAAAAAGCTGAAGTCTATGGCGAAGAACCGTAAAGCATCTAGTTTTATTCGAGATGCTTTGATTATGGCGTTGGATAAGACCGATGAGTATTCCAGTGGCTATAACAAGGGTCTCAAGGATGCCTGTGGAATTATCAAAGACAATCCCGAGGCTGGCTTGATTGCCGTCCGTGGAAAATCTTTAAATGACATTCTTGTTAAACAGATTGAAATATTGAGGCACGAACCAAAATGCCAAAAATGAATCAAGAAACCGTATTGGATTTAGTACGTGAGATAGAAAAATTAATGATTGAGGAGCAGGCTGAATATGTCAATGCTTTTGCGGCTTCCTTGTATGTTGCCTGCGTTTCGGCTAACAATCTAGGAATGGCTAAAGAAACATTTTTGGCTAACTGTGAAACATTATTTGATAGCGATAAAAAAGAACAGATGAAGGAACTTCAATGAACGACCAAGACAGAAGAGATTGTTTTGCCTTTATGTTAACCGTTGGGTTTGCCATGAAAGGTGAAATAAATCCCAAAGCAATATGGGAGATGGCAGATATGCTTGTCGAAGCCCGTAATGCACCCCCAGAGGAGGGGATTGTTGCGATTAAAAGGAAAACTAAGAAATGAAAGAACCAATTCCATTCGCTGGATATGTTGAGATTGACGAAGACACAAAGAAGTATTGCTCGTCTTGCATGAACTATAAGTCTTTTGAAAATGGCAAGATTGTCCAGACCGCCAATAAAAATATTAAACGTTTTAAATGTTTTGATTGTTTGGCAAAAGCCAGTGTTCGTAGATACGCTAAGGAGAACGCATGAATCCTACACACATTAGTAAGTCGATGGATGGCATGATGGCCAAGTCCCACAATTGTTTTCCTATCGGGCCAAAGGCGTCTTCCAAACAAGCATGGCTAGAAGATAAAGACTTGTACCTTGGGGATGTAAGTGGCATGGAACGGATACTAACACCAGTCATTCTTGATACCGATATGCATCAAAAAATATATCTCATGGATGCCATTACTGGGACTCTTTATAAAATTAAAGGCGGTAAGTGCATGAGTTCTGATCAACTGCATCTAAAACGATTTAAACAAGACAATAACCTAGCCAACAGACTTATGAAGGTAAAGGGTGATCAATTAAGTGGGGATATATTATGAGAGAGCCAACACAAAGATTCTGGGATGCCATGATTATTAAGTCGTGGCAAAACTTTGATAGTTGCTACAAGCTCAACATATGGGCAAGGGAAGAGTTTGGTAAGTATCCTCAACATTTAGAATTAAAACGTACACAAAACTGTTTTGGTAGCGGGACTCAAGGGGTGCGTGTTTGGGTGGCTCAATATATGCCAGCTTTAAGTGAGCAGTTATTTGCACTACCCAAGGAAAGACACATAGAGTTATTGGATTGGCTTGCAAAGAGCAAGGTTGATTCTTTGTCTTCCAAAGGTTCAAAAGTCAGCAAGTATTACCATGCAGCCAGAAGTGCAATGAAAGCCGCAGAAAGAAGAGCAACACAAAAAACTTGGTCAGATAATTTAGAGAAAACTCTTAATCGTAATAATCGATGGACAACAGTTAAATGATGGTCACAATGCTTAATATGTTTGCTTTGTTCGTAGCCACCTGTGCTGTGCTTATCTTTGCCGTGGTCTTTGCCTTCTTCCTGTTCATTATGTATGCCTGTATACACATTGGGTGGAGAGAGATTAAAGGAATATCGATGTCTGAGTTATGGGAGAGGATTCAGAAATGACATTCTTAGTTGCTAACATACCACCAGTCAAATGCTTTGTGCGTAGAGAGTTTCTTTACAACCACGAGTCAGGGCATGGAGAACTAGAGCCATGCGTATGGATGACTGCCAAGGCGATCAAGGGTCAAGCGTTTCGCATAGAGTCGATGCTAACTAACTATGGGGCGTTGTACGACAAGCTACCAATCCATGCCTATGTATGGAAAGAAGTAGCCGAGCCGTTGCCGTTAGATCATTTACAGATATGGGATTGCCTATCATATGACATGGCGGTGATTGAGAAGTCAAACCTACGTGGGCTAAAGGTCAAGTTCTTTGGTAAAGACAAACAGTTTCACTTTGGCAACTACCTGTTTACCATTGACTTTGCCTCGCCCGAATCTAACAGACTAGATACTAGCTTTTCAGAGGGTGTTGAGGAGCATAAGTCGTATAACTTTATACGCCTAGATAACGGGCAGTTTGCCTGCCAGCCCAACAATCGTTGCTTATGGTATGACGTATCGCTTGTGCCTGCTGTCTTAAAGACCCCTGACTTCAAGATACCCACCGAGGTATATAGCGTTGAGAACCACGCTAAGTGGAGTGCTAAGGATGAATGGTTTTATAACTTTGAAAATATAGAAGAAAAACAGGGGATTCAATGATTCATTATCATGGGTTGCCTATTACACCAGCAACAGTTGCAAACTATGCGGTGCAAGCTGGTCATGCATTTGTGTCTTTTGCTCACCCTGACCAAATTGGAACAGCCATTGAAGTATGCCAATCATTTGCTTTAGACAATGGTGCGTTTAGTGCTTGGAAGTCAGGCAAGCCCATTAAAGATTGGACTGAGTTCTACGATTGGGCATTAAACCTTAAAAAAGTACCATCGTGTGATTTTGCTTGTATTCCAGATGTAATTGATGGAACAGAAGCTGACAATAATGCTTTGCTAAAAGATTGCCCATTACCACATTGGTTTGGTTCTCCTGTATGGCATTTGCATGAATCTTTAGAAAGATTAGAGCAGTTGGCTAATACCTATGTTCGGGTCTGCTTGGGTAGTTCAGGCGAATATGCCACAGTTGGCACTAACGCTTGGTGGTCAAGAATGGGTGCTGCTATGCGAGTTATTTGCGATGATATGGGAAGACCTATATGTAAACTACATGGGCTTAGAATGTTAGACCCCGCAGTATTTACTAAGTTTCCATTTAGCTCTACAGACAGCACAAACATTGGCAGAAATGTAGGCATAGATAAACATTGGAAGAATGGTAATTATCCACCTCCCACTAAAGAAGCTAGGGCGCAAGTAATGAGATCTAGAATTGAATCTCATAATGCCCCGCCAGTATGGAACTTTATGCAAGTAGAACAGGATGGTTTATTTTGAAATTAACTCAAACTTTTTTCTTTGATGCTGCACACACTTTAAACAGAGCAGTTAATGTTTATGACCATATCAAGTCTAAAAACATACATGGACATACCTACCACGCTAGTATTTCGATAGAGGGTGAACCAAACAAAAATGGCATGGTTAAGGATTTTAAGGATATAAAACAAGCTGTAGATGCTATTCGCTACGCTTTAGACCATGAACTACTAGACAATGTCCCTGAACTTGGTATTCCAACCTTAGAAAACCTTTGCTTGTTTATTGCAAAAAAACTTAAAAGTATTAATGTTTGCGAAGTAACTGTAGAACGAAAAGCTTTAGGTGATAAATGTACTTATACATTAGAAAAGGAAGAAAAATGACTAATTGGACTACCAAAGATCGTTATAATACATCACCCCCACACATTGTTGATAGCGGAGCAAGCCCGAAAACCTTGTCGGATTTTATTGCCCAAGAGCAACGTTTAGAAATGCTAAGAGACCATATCCACAAACTCTATGAAGAAATTCATAGGTTAAGGGACGAGAACGCTAGACTTAAAAGAGAAATAGAGAATTGGATGGACGGAAGATGCTAGAACTTATGCAAACTTTGTTAGCCGTATTTGGAGTTGGCATCGCTCTGGCTTTGGTTTTATTTTTATTGGTGTATTTAATGATGAAGTTTTTTCATCTCAAATGAAATGTACCGTAACCAAAAACTTTTAGAGATAGTTCGTAATTCTCCATGCCAGAATTGTGGTTCTCAGAACGGCACAGTCTGCGCGGCTCACTCTAATCAGCTCCGTGACGGCAAGGGTAGATCCCTCAAGGCTCACGATTTTCGGGTAGCGGCTTTGTGTTTTCGTTGTCATTCCAATCTGGATCAGGGATACCAGATGGATAAGGAAGAACGCAGGGAATTATGGGAAGAAGCCCACCGCAAGACGATTGCCTGGCTATTTGAGAACGATCACTTAGTCGTCAAGTAACTACTTAGACTTACGGATGTCTTCCATCTGTTTGGCAATGTCCGACATTAGGATCTTGATACGGTTCATCTCAGCCCGTTTGTCATCGGTATTAATGTCTTTACTATTCTCAATAATACGGCTTTGTTTGCGTAACTCAGCCAACTGTTTGGTAGCTTTGTCATAGACTTTGGACAGGGCAATCTTGTCACCCTTCTCTTCCATAATCTTGGTGACTTTCTCCATATCTCCCAGCTCGGCATAGTGACGCATATCCGCCAAAGCAGACTGTAGCCTGGCGTTATTCTCATAAAACTGAGTCATATACTTAGATTGGGTCTCTGGCTCGGTTTTAATAAATCCCATAGCCAAGGTATCAATCACAGGCTTACGAACCCGTGTACCCTCTCTAAATGGCTCTACGGCTAGATCTGCGGTGGACGCTGCGGTAGCACCCATCCATCCTAAATAGGACTTGATAAAGTAATCCATCTGGACTGGAGAAATACCCTGTGCGTCTGGGTTAAATGTCAAAACTTTTGCGGCTCCTTCGGATACACCGCCCAGTGTTTGAGCTATAACACTAGTCCTATTGGTCATACGCTCTTGCTTAGACAGTCTTTCCATACCAGCAGATTCAATCGGCGCCCCTGTGAAGCTGTCCTTATTTGCATAGATGTCAATCAAAGGCTTAATCATCTGTGGCATTGGGTTTAAAGAGAAGGTGTCCATGAGGATGTGATTTAAGCGTTCTGCAAAGACCTTACCTTCTACGCCCTCGTCAGCCAACTGTTCGTAGGTTCTCTCGGCAATCGTCCCCAAAGCACCAATCTCAAATGGCTTAGGAATACGGAATGCCACATCACCAATCTTGAACCACCAGAAGTTATCCCGATCCCAACCTTCCCGTCTTTGGAAGTCTTCATCGTCCTTGTAGATTCCATAGAGGAGAACCGATGCCAGCATGATGGCACTGGACATGGTCATAAAGCGTTGGGCTTTTTGCTTATCAG